TAAGTAGTGATGAAGGAGTAGAAGATGAAGCAGATTAACACTGGACATTTGTCCAGAAGCTTTAATTTAGATCGTGATGCAAAGATCGATGAGGAGAAAAGAACAGTGCAACTGAGCTTTTCAAGCGACATGCCAGTTGAAAGGTGGTTTGGAATGGAAGTGTTAGATCACTCACCCGAATCCGTCAACTTGGAGCGTTTGAACGATGGTGCGCCTCTCTTAATGGATCATGATGCGACTGATCAAATAGGTCGAGTCGAGCAAGCAATGGTAGACGGCAAACGCGGTACAGCAGTTGTTCGTTTTTCAAAGAGTGCTAGAGGCTCAGAAATTTTTAATGATGTAGTAGATGGAATAAGACAGAACATTTCTGTTGGCTATCGTATTAATGAAATGGAATTGGATCAAGAGCGTTCTACAGAGGATGAAGAATACTATGTAGCAAAACGCTGGAGTCCATTTGAAATTTCAGTAGTCGGTGTGCCAGCTGACAGCCAAGTTGGTGTTGGTCGTGCAGAAGGTGAAGAAAATATGACAACTATTACAAATTTTGTGGAGAAAGAAATGAGTGAAGAAGTGAAAACTGATCCAGTAATTTCAGCGCCAACTGTAGATGTCGAAAAGGCAACTAGAGATGCTGTTGAAGCGGATCGCCAAAGAACAGCAGAAGTTGACAAGATTGTTGACATTCACCCAGAGTTATCGGGTGCTGCTAGAGAGTTTAAAAGAAGCAACAAGCCAATTGGCGAGTTCAGAAAAATTGCATTAGAAACTATTTCTAAAGCAAAGCCGCAAGAAGCTGCAATTGCTGATACAAGCATTGGCATGAGTCCAGAAGAAACTCGTAACTTTTCTGTAGTGCGCGCAATCAATGCTTTGGTCACAAACGACTGGAGTAAAGCTGGCCTTGAAAAAGAAGCATCAATAGCAACTGGTGAGAAGCTAGGTAAGACTGCTAGAGGTTTCTTCATGCCAACTGAAGTGCAGCAACGTGATTTAACTGCGGGCAGTGCTACTGCGGGCGGAAATACTGTTAGTACTGATTTGCTTTCAGGCAGTTTTATTGACATGCTTCGTAACAAAATGACTGTCATGGATCTAGGCGCAACAATGCTTACAGATCTACAAGGCAACGTGGCGATTCCAAGACAAACAGGCGGCGCAACAGCGTACTGGGTTGCAGAATCGGGTGCAGTGACTGAAAGTGCAGCAGCGTTTGATCAAGTCAGCATGTCTGGAAAGACAGTTGGCGCGTTTTCTGATATTTCTCGAAAGCTATTGCTTCAAAGTTCTATAGACATCGAGTCTTTTGTGCGTAATGACTTGGCAACAACTCTAGCAATTGAGCTAGATCGTTCTGCGATTCATGGATCTGGATCAAGCAACCAGCCAACAGGCATTCTTGCAACGTCTGGAATTGGAAACGTAGCGGGTGGAACAAATGGAGCTGCACCGACTTACGCTCATATCGTAGGCTTAGAAACACAAGTGGCTCAAGATAATGCTGATGATGGCGCGCTAAATTACCTTACTAACTCTAAGGTTCGCGGTAAATTATTGCAAACAGAAAAGGCATCAAATACAGCCCAATTTGTGTGGAATGATAATAATACCATGCGCGGTTATAACGCAGCTGTATCTAACCAAGTGTCAAGCACGCTTACTAAGGGTAATCAGTCACTATCTAGTGCGATTATTTTTGGTAACTTTTCTGATCTATTGATTGGAATGTGGGGTGGTCTTGACATCGCAGTAGATACTTCAACAGGTTCTACAAGCGGCACAGTAAGAGTAGTGGCCTTGCAAGATGTTGATATTGCTGTTAGGCACGCAGAGTCATTTGCGGCTATGTTAGACGCATTAACTGCTTAATTATTAAGCGTTAATACTTTGGCGCATGAGTTAGTTCTCCTTCTCATGCGTCAATTTTAAAAGGAGTAATAAATGAAAGTTAAATTAAATATTGCAGTCGGCATTAAAGGCGTTTCACATGCTAAAGGTGACACTGTAGAAGTGTCTAAAGACATGGGCGCTGCTTTAGTGTTAAGCAATAAAGCAGTTGAAGTCAAAGCAAAGGCAGAAAAGAAAAAATAATGTTTGTGGAAGATTTCAATGAATTTTTTATCAGCGATGAGATGGCCGATAACGCTACCATTGGTACGGCCACCGTTGCTGGTATTTTTGAGTCACAATTTGTTGAAGTAAACGGCATCGAAGGCGTAAGACCAGTATTTACATGCGCAGCCAAAGATGTTGAAAAGTTGACTCATGAAAAAACAATAAAGATTTTAGATCAAACTTATAAAGTCGCTGGAAGGCAGCCAGATGGCACAGGACTTATGAGTTTAATTTTAGAGAGGCAGTAATGGCTCATGCGAGAAAACAAATACGAGATCAGCTAATGACAACCCTAACAGGTTTGACTACAACTGAATCTAGGGTGTTTAACTCGCGCGTTTATGATCATGATGCGCTGCCGTGTATATCGGTTTATACGCTGAGTGAAGAGCTTGGAGATGAAAGTCATAACAAGCAATTCAGAATGCTGAATGTTATGGTTGAAGTCAGAGCAAAAGCTGCTGATAGTTTGGAAGATGATTTAGACAAGATTGGCGCTGAGATTGAGGATGCCATATTTGCAAATGGTGATACAACGCTTAGTAATACTTGTAAAGAATTTGATTATGACGGCTTAGATATTGAGCTGTCTGGAGAGGCCGAGCAGCCTTTTGGCTTAATGACAATGCGCTTTATGGCAATGTATAGAGTTAATAAAACGGATGTTGAAACAATTATCGCATAGGAGGTTATATGCCAAAAATGTATAAAAAAGGATCTGAAGCAGTTGTGGTGCATCCATCACAAGTGCATAACGCAGAAGCAAGAGGGTGGTCGCTTAAAGAAAAACCCACAACTACTAAAACTAAACCTAAAGAAAAGGAGCAAGAATAATGGCAACACATAACGGCAGCGAAGGATTGGTGCATGTTGGCACAGATGCAGTTGGCGAGTTAAAAAGCTGGCAGATTACTGAAAACGCAACAATGATTGACACAACTGTTTTATCTGATACAGCGCAGACATTTTCAGCGGGAACAACCAACTGGTCTGGATCAGCTGAGTGTTTTTTAGATGAAACCGATACAGCGCAAACAGCACTAACAGTTGGAGCTTCCGCAACATTGAAGTTTTACTTTGAAGGTGCATCGACAGGTGATAAATATTACACAGGAACTGGACTTGTAGAGTCAGTAGATCGCAGCGCAGCGATGGATGATATTGTTGCAGTGTCATTTTCGTTTCGTGGTACTGGCGCACTAACACTAGCTACGGTGTAACACATGAGCATTAAGGAGAACGCAAAAAGTCAGTTTAAGGACAAACTATCGGGTGAGTTAAATGAACTCGATGTTCCAGAATGGGGCGGCAAGATTTATTACAAGAACGCAATTAATGGCAAAAAACAAGGTCGCATCATGAGTCTGTACGATAAAGGCAAAGTTGTTGAAAGTGTTTGCATGTCATTGATTATGCGAGCGCTAGATAAAGAAGGTAAGCCAATCTGGAGAGAGCCAGAACTGCAAGAGATGATGCGCGAGTATGACATACAAGTCATTTCGCGAGTTGTTGAAGTGATAGCGGATAACGAAACCACGGTAGAAGATGCAAAAAAGCAATAAAGCAAGATCACGATCTGCACTTCTGTTTGCAACTGGGCGAGGTTTTGCACAAGTCACTGGATGAGATTATGGAGCTGTCGACTGTGGAGTTAATAACATGGGCGGCATATTTTGAGATAAAGAGGAATAGTAAGAATGGCTAACGCAACAGCTAAGTACACTATAAAGTTAGAAGATAGAACCAAAAGAGCTTTTAAGGCGATTGGTCGATCTTTAAACTCGATCCGTAAATCTATCTTCTCAATGAAAACCGCGTTTATCTCAGCGGCGGGTATAGCGGGTATTGGCTTTTTTGTTAAGAAGTCAATGGATGCAACTGATGAAATGGCCAAAATGTCCAGAGCCATTGGTGTAAGTGTTGAAGAGTTAAGCGCACTTAGACATGCTGCATCATTAGGCGGTTTAGAGGCAACACAGCTTGATAAAGCAGTACAAAAATTAGCTATCAACATGGCTGATATGTCACGCGGTGTTGGTCTTGCTAAAGACGTTTTTGAAAAACATAACATTAGCGTTGCAAATGCTGATGGTTCATTAAGAACAGTTATGGAAGTCATGGATGACGTTGCTGATGTCACTGCTGGCATGACTAATGCAACTGAGAAAGCAGATCTTGCTTATAAACTCTTTGGCGCACGCGGCGCTAAAATGATTAATATGCTGAATGGCGGCTCAGAAGCTATGCGTGAAGCTATGAAAGAAGCAGAGTTGTTAGGTTTAGTTATGAGTAGTGAAACAGCTGCTGGAGTGGAGGCAGCCAACGATTCATTTACCAGACTCAAATCTTTTGTGACTTCAACTTTTGCACAAACCGTAGCAGCTTTAGCGCCATCAATAAGAGCAATGACTGATGCAATAATAGAGTTTATTACTTTAAAAGTCCAAAATACTGATGGCGGGATTGCTGCAATTGCAAGATCAATGGCAAATATGTTTATTGATGCGGCTGTTATGATTTTAAGATCTTTAGAATCTATATCAAATGGAGTTATAGAATTTACTCGAAAGATTAAAGTGTCACTAGGTTTTGGAACTGAAATTGAAAAATTAGAAGAACAATTAATAAGTTTAAAATCTGCTGAAACAGATTTTGGTACAGATGGTTTTGGTAATAACGGTGATGGTATTTTAAAATTAAAACAAAATCTTGATACTGCCGCAAAAAGATTTTCTGCTGATTTTTGGGATACAGTGACATTCAGTGATAAAGGAACAAAATTTTTCACTGATAGAATGGCAGCAGAAATTTCTAATGTAGAAGATCAACTTAGAATTTTACGAGAGGCTGGTGGTCAAACAGGTGACAAAATGAAAATAAGCTTTGATTCTGTTGTCGATAGCCTATTAAGTGGTAGACAGCATATTGTAATGCTTGGGGATTCAATGGAAGTGTTAGTAACTCAAGCAGAAGAATCAAATAATGCTATAAAAGAATCGACTAAAACTGTATATGAAGAAATGAAAGAGGGTTTCGAATCTTATTTTAACAGTGTTAAAAACGGCAGTTTATCGTTAGCAAGTATTACAGAAGGCGCACTTAGAAGCGCTGAAGATGCCATTGTCAATATGATGATGGGTGTTAAAACCAATTGGAAATCATTATTTAAAGCCATACTAGCAGATCTAATACGCTTGCAACTCCGCAAAGCACTTGTAGGAGCATTTGGTGGTTTCTTTGCGAATGGCGGTAGGCCGCCAGTGGGTAGGCCATCAATTGTAGGGGAGAAAGGCGCAGAATTATTTGTACCTGATAGTGCTGGCACGATTATTCCAAATCATGAGCTGGGCGGATCATCGCAGCACACAACAGCTGAAATTAACTTTAATGTGCAAGCTATAGATGCAGCCAGCTTTAATAGTTATTTAGTAAATAACCGTGACACGATTGAGTCTGTTATTAACAATTCACTGCTAACTAATGGATCGGTTAGAAGAACAATACAGATGGTAGGCTAATGAATAATATTACATCAACTATTATGGCCAACCACAACAACATAAAAGTTGAAGAGTGGACTAAACAAGGCTCTGCACTAGAGTTCAATAATGCAAACAATCAGCGCATTATTAGAAACAGTGTTCCAGCGATTTCTATGGATATAAGCTACGATGGCCTAACTAAGACTCAGTTCGATGCCTTAGTCACCGTTTATGAAGCTAATCACGCCTCTACAGTCATTATTGATGCGGATGATATACACGATCTTAGAGATACATCAATTGGACTTAATGCAAGCGTTTGGGCGTTTAAAGAGTTTAAATTTACTGTGGTTGCGCCGCAAGTCTATAGCGGCCAAATTAAAATGATTACTTCGGTTTTTTTTAACTACACGCAGTATCAAAACGAGTTTTCACAAAGCTCTAGTTATTCACCAGTAACTTCTAGTGATACGTCATTTACAACGGTTTTAAATTCAGCGCAGCCAAACAAGATTGTTTTTGAATATACAACCAATGTCAATGCTTCTAACATTGGTAATTCTGCAAGACATTTAAAAGATAAAGGCGGCCTTAGAAAAGTCTGGGAACTGAACTGGCATTTGTCTGAAAGTGAGTTCTTAACACTGCTGACTTTTTATCGTAAAAAAGGCGGCATTATGGGACAGTTTGGTATGCCGCCAGAAGGCGCAAATGGATTAGGATCTGGCACAAAAACCAATGCTGGATTTATGGAAGATAGTTTTAAATTTGAAAGGCTTTTAGACAATCGCTATGTCTGTAAAGCTAAGATTGTGGAGCTGCTATGAGTAAGACAGTGACCACCAATGTAAGAAACAACGAGCAGATGGGCATGATTCATCTTTTTGAGTTTGATATGTACACGCTTGCTGGATCTTTTGATGAAACTTTGCGCTTTACAGATCATGATGTGTTTGTCTATGACGGCACAAATGAGTACACGCCATTATCAATTACCTTTGATCGTTTAACTGAAGATTTTACAATGGCAACTGATAGCATTAATGTTACCATCGATAACATCAATGAAGAGCTAACAGCGACTGCACTAGCAAAAGAGTGGCGTAACAACAGAGCTAAAATACAGCGCGTACTGATGACGCCGCCAACTGAAACAGTCGATGGCCAGTCTTATGATTACGGCATTAGTGAAAACTCATCTGTAGCTTATCCTAGATTAGAAATATCTGGACT